ATTACTTGCGGCGGCACTGAAAATTATGGTGTATTAGTGCCTGGTATGCACCAACACTCTATTATTGATAACGTCAACGTGCGTTTTGTCGGCGACATTGGCATTCAGTTAAATGGAACTGGTGGCCCCGCTTATAACGTTGTCAAACAAGTTTCTGTTGGATCATCTAATTCACCAACAGCAACTGCCACTGGCATCGTTTGTAACGCAAACGCTGCAAACACATACTTTGAAGCCATTTCAATTGAGGCTGAATACAACCAAGCCTTTGCAATTGGTGTTGATGTTATTTCAACCAACGTTAACTTCAACACAATCCATTTTGCGTATTGCACTAAAGGCATTCGTCTTAAAGCGTTTGCTCAAGGCCCATATCCGTCAGCGGCAAGCGTCTACATTAGATTTGCGCACGATGACGCTAGCGGCCCTTCTACTGATCTCATTTATGTGGAAAGCGGCTGGGCTGGCGGCTTTGTGATTGAAGGCACTTATTCGTATGCTGTGCCAATTGGAACGCTTGGCTGCAAGATTCTAAACAATCAGATTACTGGCGAAAGCATTCCGTCTTCTACCACGGTAAACTTTTATCGTTACCCGCAATGGACTAATGCGTACTCTGAACCACAAACCGCTAATCCAACGCAAAACACATTTGACCCGCCGTACACTGCAAACGTTGATAACGTAGGGGCAGAATTAACGCGACCAGCCATTGACATTCAACAACTTGGCATTTATCAGGGTTCAATTACTCCAGGTTACGGCGGTGATGGCATAACTTTTTTGGCAGATACTACTTTTTCTTTTTGGCCTACTGGTTGTCGATATTTGGCTGACGCAAATGCGCTACTTGCAACCACCTCTGGCGTTGATTTGGGCAACGGCACATATCGGTGGGATACGTTGTACGCCACTAACGGAACAATCAACACATCAGACGCAAACGAAAAACAGCAAATTGAAGATTTGTCAGCCGCAGAAAAAATGGTAGCGCAAGAACTTAAATCAAAAATAAAGAAATTTAAGTTTAATGCTGCTGTTGCTAAAAAAGGCGATGCAGCGCGAATTCATGTTGGCGTAATTGCGCAAGATGTTGAATCCGCATTCAAAGCGCAAGGTCTTGATCCTGACCGTTATGGACTTTTTTGCCGTGACAGTTGGTATGAAGTAAACGGAAAAAAATTTGATGAAGAAACCGGCAAAAACTATGACAAAAACAGTCTTGGTTCTGTGTTGGTAACACGACTTGGTGTTCGATACGATGAATTGCTGGCTTTTGTAATCGCTGCAATGTGAGGAAAAAATGACCACGCCATACGACATCATTACCCGCGCCATGAAGGACATTGGCGCATTAGCTGCTGGCGAAGTGCCGACTGCGGACGAAGCGCAGGACGGGCTGGATTTGCTCAACGATATGCTGGCGCAGTGGTCGAACGAAAACATGATGGTGTTCTACCGTACCGAGATCGTGTTTCCGTGCGTTCAGAATCAGGTGCAATACACCATTGGGCCAAGCGGGAATGTGTCTGCGCGGTTTATTGGATCAATTAGTGGCACGACGCTGACAGTGCCGCAGGACGGGGTGACTAAGGGCGCGATTACGATCGGCATGACGCTATCTGGATCGGGCGTATTGTCCGGCACCACGATTGTCGGATTCGGGACAGGCGCAGGCGGCAACGTCAACGAGCAAGGCACATACACGGTTAGCAGGACGCACACAACGCCGGTGGTAAGCCAGATTATCGATGCGTACTATCAACGTCCCTTGACGATTGAGAGCGCGTTTGTGCGGGTGACAACGACCAGCAACGGCGTGCCGATTTATGGCGGCGGTCTGGACTATCCAATTGCGATTCTGAGCCTTGAGGAATACGAATCCATTGGTCTGAAAACGCTGAACGGCCCGTGGCCAAAGTCATTGTATTACCAGCCGTCGGAGCTGCTGGGAACGATCTACCTGTGGCCAAACCCAGCTCAGGGCGAAATGCACCTGTTTACGCAGACCATTTTCCGCGAGTTTGGCGACTTGTACGGGTCAATGGAGTTCCCACAGGGTTACAACATGGCGCTGCGCTGGTGTTTGGCCGAGCGCATGATGCCGATGTACGGGAAGGTCAACCAGATTCAGGTGAGCCAAATCACGGCGTACGCAGCGCAGGCGAAGGCTACGATCAAGCGCACGAACATGAAGCCGCCACAGGTCAGCAAATACCCTGACGTATTGATGACCGGCAGGCCGAAGGATGCGGCTTTCATACTTGATGGGGGCTTCAATTAAGAAGTTTTGTAAGTGTTTTGTATGAGATAAAAGCGATGCAAACTAAAGAAGAAATGAAACGGGAATATGCGCGTGAATATGCTCGTAAACGTCGAGCTACTGATCCTGTTTTTTTAGAAAAATGTCGCGAAAATGGCAGAAAATCTCGGTTAAAACGTTTAGAAATTGCATTACTAGAATGTCGTAAATGGAAACTTGAAAACAAAGAAAAAAATTCTCAATACAATAAAATTTATGCAGAAAAAAATAAAGACGCGATTAAACAAAAACGGAATGCAAATATTAAGAAAAGATATGCAACTGATCCAATATTTGTATTAGTCAGGCGCGAACGTGTTCGTGCTTATGATGCTCTTAAAGGCATCAGGAAAAGTGCAAAAACAGAAACTTTGCTTGGTTGTAGTTATCAAGAATTTAAAAATCACATTGAAAAACAATTTTGCGACGGCATGGGATGGCATAACATGGGTGCATGGCACATAGACCATATTCGTCCTTTAGCAAGTTTTAATTTGGCTGACGAAGCGCAGCAACGATTAGCGTTTCATTACAGCAATCAGCGCCCATTGTGGGCAAAAGAAAATATAAAAAAAGGAGCCAAATATGCCTGATTTTGGCTTCGTTGGAGCGTCTTATACAACTCGGTCAATCTACCAAAACGATTCTGAGTGCATTAATTTTTATCCCGAAATCGACCCGACTAAGCAGCCGGGTGAGCGCGGTATTGTTGCGCTGTATCCAACGCCAGGCTTAGTTACCGAAATCCAGTTCCCGATTCCTGCTGAGGTTCGCGGGATGAGGGCGTTATCTGGCCTGCAATATGCCATCGCGGTCTGCGGCAATCGGGTTTATCGCATTGCCACTGATCTAACGTATATCCAAGTCGGGACTCTGACCACCAGCTCAGGGCCGGTATCTATTACGGACAACGTAATGACCACGCAAGGGCTGACCGCTTATCTGGTTGACGGGGTCAATCGGTATTACTACGTTGTGGCCACCAATACGTTTGTAACCCTGCCTAGCTCTGACGGCGATTGGCAGGGCGCAAATACCGTCGATACGGTAGACAATTACATCGCCTACAACGAGCCAGGAACGCAGAATTGGGCGGTGACTGACTTGGGGTCGCCCTTGTCCACCACGGGGCTGTATGGGGCTAAGGACGGGTCGCCTGACAAGCTGGTGGCGCTGATTATCGACCACCGGCAGGTTTATCTGCTGGGCGAGGTGACCACCGAGGTTTGGATTGATGTCGGCAGCCAGATACCCAACATCATTACGTTCCCGTTTCAGCGAGTATCGGGAACCAGCAGCCAGAACGGTTGCGGTGCGCCGTTCTCGATTGTCCGCTTTGCTGAAACCTTCATGTTTTTGGCGCGGGATACATTGGGAACCGCAACCATCGGTCAGATGAAAGGCTACGAATTTCAGAGGCTTTCGACCCACGCGGTCGAGAATAGTCTGGTCGGGGTTGATGTATCGGATGCTAGGGCTTGGTCGTTCCAGATTGAAGGCCACGAAATTTATGTAATTAATTTCCCATCTATCGACCTGACATGGGCTTATGACTTGGCTACCCAGCAGTGGTTCAAATGGCTGTGGTGGGATGCGCCCAACGCCGTTTACAAGCGCCACAGAGGGCAGAATTGCATCGCATTTGCCAATAAGAACTTAGTAGGCGATTACGAAAACGGCAAGATTTACAGCCTAGACTTTGACGAATACACCGATGCTGGCAACCCGATCCGTCGGTTGCGCCGTGCGCCGCACTTGACCACAGACTTGCAAAGACAATATTTCGAGGAATTTCAGATTCAATTCCAGCCTGGCGTTGGGCTAACCACAGGGCAGGGGTCAAATCCGCAGGCGATGTTGCGTTGGTCGAATGACGGCGGTTCTACTTGGTCTAATGAGCATTGGGTCAGCATGGGGCGGCAGGGCAATTACGTCAACCGAGCGATCTGGCGGCGGTTGGGCTGGGCGCGTGATCGTATTTTCGAAGTGGCGATTACCGATCCGGTAAAGGCTGTGATTGTGTCGGCGAATCTGAAGGCATCGGCAGGCGATAACTAATGGTTGCGCTGACCAACATTCGATTCCCGACCAGCCCGTTTATTGAGCCAACCACGGGCAGACCGTCGCGGGAGTGGATTCAATGGCTGCAAAACCCGAACGTTGTTAGTAGCACGGTGGAGTATCAAATTATTAACGGCGGTGAAATTAATAACACGGTCATTGGTAACATCACACCGGCAGCGGGTACGTTTACGCTGCTGACGGCGTTACAGGGGATCGGCGGGGGTACGTTTTGATGGATTTAGAGCTAATTCCCGAAGCGCCCAGCCGCGAACAAATTGACCGGCTACAGGCTGAAATGGCGCAAATGCCACAAGCCGAGCTGGAAACCGAGCATTTTTTCAGTTCTGGTATGTACCTGCGTCGGGTGTACCGGCCTGCTGGCACGTTAATTGTGGGCAAGGTTCACAAGAAAGCGCACTTTTTTCTATGCGCTAAAGGCGAGATAATTGCTTGGACTGAAACGGGAATGCGGCGGTTGCAGGCTGGCGATGTTGTGGAATCGCAGCCAGGTACAAAACGGGTCACACTGTCAGTAACGGATTCAATTGGGGTTACGGTGCATTTAACAGACAAGACCGATTTAGATGAAATTGAGCAAGAATTGGTCGAGCCTGACGATTTGGCCTTGTTTGATTCGTCAAATAAGTTGAAGCAAATTGTTGGCGAAATGAAAGCCTTACAAGGGG